TTGGTGTACTTGACGATTCCAAGCATACCAAAGTTAAGAATCAGACCAAGAATCAGAAGTTTCCTGGCACCCTTATGGTTTTCTTTTCCTTCTGCTTTTTCAATAAGAAGAGCCATCAGCCAAGTGACAAGTGTGGAAAAAAGAATGAAGACAACATAACGTGGACCACCTGCTATGTAATAGAGATAACTGAAAATAAGAAGAACGATCCACTGAGATTTACGGGGCACTATATAGTAAATCAATATACTTGCCGCCACAAAAAGTAAAAACAGGTTAGATACTAACGACATATTTTTCTCCTAAATCGGACAAGAGCTCCCCACTGCTTTTCTCAGTGCAAGAGCCCTGTCCTGTATTAATTCTTCTAGATATCTGTCCATTACGACAGACACTGCTTTGCCCCAAATCAGCCTAAGAGACCATTATCAAGACATCCATCGCCACCATCTTCACCACCACTGTAGTCATCACCGCCGCTATAATCTTCTCCACTATAATCGTAAGAATAATCATTGCTGTCATAGGATTCAGCCGGCTGGGAAGCTGCTGCCTGTGCCGCTGCTGCATCTGCTGCAGCTTGATCTGCAATTGCTTTCTCAGTATCGTAGGTAGTCTTCTTTTCTTTTGTGCTTTTCAGCTTATAAGTACCATACACGATTCCGTCCTTCTCACGTATCGTAAGTGTTCGAAGATCTTCCAGAACGATTCCGTGAACATCTGCTGATGTTCCATCCTCAAAGGTAATACGCATATCGTATGTAGGAGCTTTATCCTCTGCGGTTTCGTCTGTATTCTCTTCTGCATTCTCTTCAGTTTCCTTAGAAAAATAAATTCTCTTTTTTTCTTTTAATTCAAAGGAATCATCCTCTTCCATCATATTTTCAGTAAATTCTGTCTCATCAGCAGTCTTGATCGCAAGTCCGATAATCTTCTTAGAGGTAGCATTTCTCAGTTTAAATGCTATACAACCATCCTTCTTCTCACCAACTGTCTTTAAATTTTCTTTCTTCTTAGCAGTAGTATCTTTATCTTCTGCTTCCGTTTCCTCTGTTTCTTCTTCCTCATCAGAATCCGCAGCAGCTGCATCCGTACTCTCAGCTGCAAAACAGCTTACCGAGGATGGTACAGCCAATACTCCCACTAATAATGCCATTAATAGTTTTTTCTTCATTCAAAACATCTCCTTAATCCTATTATTTTAACTTGTAGTTAACAAGAAATTCGTTTTACTTTCTTAAGATTGTATTTATAAAGTCCAAAACCTTTACCCAACATTTTATAAGTAAACTTATATCCACTATGATGTTTTACATTACTATTCCGATATGTATATGCAAAGTTTGGATCATACGCATAAACTGTTTTGCCTATTTTAATTTCACACCAACCATGAGCGCCATTCTTACCATTTGCCTGCGGAACAGTTCCTTTTACCATCTTTACATTTTTATAGCCTTTTACCTTCGCCATCATACAGAAGGTTGCAGCCATAACATAGCAGTCGCCTTTACCATTTTTAAATCCGTAGGTTGCATAATATTCAACCTGATTCTGTCCTTTTTTCGGCTTTCCTACGCTTCCCCAGTATTTAATCTTGGTGGAGCTCCACTTGAAAGCTTTCTTAAGGTCTCCCCCACACTTATCAAGGCGTGCACCAGCCAGTCCCTCTGCTGTGGATACTAAAGTAGCAACACCTTTTTTGTCGATGCGGTAATACTTCTTTTTGACTTTATAACCATATTTATTCTTAACCAGCTTGCCGTTTTTATAGCAATAGGTTTTACTCTCATTTACAAACAGTCCATTCTTCGGAGGCTGAGCCGGAGTTGGAGTAGGAGTAACTACCTCAGTTGTCTGTGCTGGTGTTATGTTGGTTTCGCCCTCTGCAAATACAGGGGTAACCATTGTAAGTGTCATAGTAAGGGACAGCACTGCTGCCATTGTTTTAGTAAACTTTCTCATACTTATTCTCTCCTGATATTTTATCGTGCCTGAACACCATATACGATTTCTCCGCCAGTTATCTTCTTTCCAAGCTGTACGAAAATGTTAGCATAGGTTAATTTAAGATCTTTACTGATACCTGTCATACAGCTGGAAAGTGTTTTGGTCTTGGAAGGTCTGCCAAGAAGCTTACGAAGGACTGCTCCATCTGCCATGTACTTGCTTGCCGCCTTCAGCTGGTTACTTTTCTTTGCGACACGGACACCCTTCTTGTCAAAGTAGTAAGGAGTACCCTTAGCATCTGCATATACGCCTTTTTTCACTTTAAAGCCATTTCTGTCAAATCCGTAGTATTTCTTTCCAATCTTTTTTACTACAATATTCTTCTTACAGCCAGATACCTTCGGGGCAGCGTAAGCAACGCCATTCTTACCAAAATACTGCTTTTTGTCTGGACTCCAGCAATTCTTCTGCATCACACCATTCTTATAAAAATAAGTCCTGGAGCCTTTCTTAACGATACCATCCAGAAGTGCTGGTGTAGGAGTAGCAACCGGAGTTTCAACAGCAGATGTCACATTATTACTGCTGTCTACAGCCTCGGCATTTACAATTACCGGTATCTGGAGCATAAATGCACACATGGCTGGAAGAAGTAATTTTTTCCATTTTCTCATTTCTTGATTCTCCTTTTATAAATATTATATTTTTAAAGCAGACAGACTGCCTTAAAACTTCACCTTTGATCGCACTGAATAAGCGAAATGTGTAGAAGCACCAAACAGTGGTCCCATGTTATCATAATATAATCCGTCGATCATTACGAATCCATGGTCTCCTGTAGTGGCGATCACATAAGGCTCATAGCCCAATACCCTGGCACATGCTGCTACTGCACTTGCAATTCCATAACAGCTTCCGGCAAGATTATTATCGAACATATAGATTGCCGACTGATATGGCCAGGTCTGAGTCTTAAACTCTGCATCTGTAGGATTGATCCATGGTTTAAAATCAGTATATCCCATCAAATAGTTAAAACAGATTCTAAACTTCTGACTATTGGACATATTAGGGGAGGTATGCTTTTCAACAAATTTTTTCGCCTTACGCATACATTCTGCTTTCAGAGAAGAAACCCTTATTGCAACACCATCTGAATTGATCTCGTACTCTTTGCCTTTAATCTTATAGCTTATTTTATTCCTGATCAAAACACCCTTGGAATTAAAATAGTATTTCTTATTATGGATAGTCTTCAGACCGGTTACACGATAACCCTTTTTGCCTATATAGTATTTCCGTCCTTTTACTGTCAACCATCTGCCAGCTGGTACAGGCGTACCATTCTTACGTATATAGTAAAACTGTCCATTATCCTTTACCCATCGTTTCGAGGCAAGGACACCGTTAGATAAATAATAGCGTTTCTTCTGCTTAAAGGTCTGCCATCCGGAATAACGAATACCACCTTTCTGAAGATAATATTTCTTACCCTGGATCGTAACCCATCCAGACTGCTGAAGGAAACTACCATCCTCCTGCCTCCACTGGTATCCCTTTTCCACAGATACCCAGCCAGGTTTCGGCTCGGGCTGAGCACTTTCATTCTCATCTCTTATCTCGGCTCCGGTCTCCTGGGAAACAGTTCCTGTCAGATTATCCACTGCAGGCTCTGCATATACCAGCTGTAAGGGCTCAATAGCAAGTGCAGCTGTTATTAACAAAATCAGCACACGACCTCTCTTCTTCATATAATTCTCCCCTTCCACTTGATACCTCATTATATCGCATTACTTTATTTAATTGTAAAAGCAGTTTTCCATATTATAACAAAATCGAGTATAATTTTCCACTTTTAGAGCGTAGAATGTATAAAATTAACTTTTTCTTAAAGATTGACTTTAGAAATCCAGTAAAATCAAGGGTTTTCAGACTATAGTTCTTTTTACTACACCACTTTTACACCATTTTGATTTTCCATCTTTTTCATCTCATCAAATAAAGTCTCATCTGAGACATGACAGTACAAATCCATTGTCATCTGCAATGAGCTGTGACCTAATATTTTTTGAAGCGTTTTAGGGCTCATTCCATTCTCTATAGCTCTTGTTGCGAAAGTATGTCTGAACGCATGCGGAGTGAATTTCTTTATACGAATTCCATCAGCTTCCATTTTATTGAGTATCTCATTTATTGCGTCAATTGCTGCCACCTCCTGAAAAGGTTTACCACTGCTTGTAGGAAATACCAGGTCTTTGAAATCCCAACATTTGCGTTTTTTAATTCTAGTTTCATTCAATAGCTTTTGATGTATAAGTGCATCAATACACGCATTTGTAAGCGGAATTAATCGTTTTCCATTGAATGTTTTTGGCTCGTGCTCTTCGAAATAATACCCGTTCTCCCCATGTATATGACACATTGTTCTTCTCACATGTAGCGCTCGTCTTTCAAAATCTATATCGCTCCAGTACAGTCCTCTAAGCTCTCCGATTCGCATTCCGGTCTCAAGTGCCACAACGAATATATTGTAGAATCTGTGATCTTTAGCATATGTAAGGAACAATTTAGTCTCTTCGATTCCTAGCACTCGACGCTCTTTCGATACTTCTTTACCGATTTTAGTTATGAGGTCTTTCGCAAAATTTTGTGGTACTAGACCGTTTCTTTTCGCTTCGGCAAATAGCCCGTTCAATACTACTTTGACCCTCGTTCTTTGCTGATTGCTTTTTAATTTGTTCAATTCCGCTTGAAGCATCACAGGATTTAACTTCTGTATTTTTTCACGACCTATCCCTTCTTTTATAGATTTATATGCTATCTCATAGGCGCTTAATGTTGTATTCCTACAATTCCCTTTACATGTAGTTATCCAAACCTTATACCACTCGTCTAATGTCATGTTACTTTTTACCAGATTTACTCCATTATCATCAGCAGTCTGGGCTTTTCTCATTTGGGTTCTGAGGTTATTTAGGTTCTTATCATATAAAGTTTCCCTTTTTCCAAAGCGATTTGTGAATCTAGCTTGATATAAGCCATCTTGTCTCTGAGAAATACCAACACCTAGTTCTTTTCCTTTTAGTGATTTTCCCATATAAACTCCTTTCTGCAATGGGGAAAATCCAAATTGAACTTACCCCAAATATACCATTTTAAAAGATATTTCGCAATAACCAGGCATCGACTTTATCCCTGTGAGCATATAATCGGTTCCCTATTCGAATAGTAAAACCATTATCGGGGTTATGTAACAACTCTCTCGCTTTGGTTTCTCCTATGCTCAAATAGGTGCACAAATCTTTCACGGTAAGCAGTTTCTTTTCTTTTTTATTTTCCATTTTGACCACCTCCATTCCCGTCTTGATAGTACCAACGGAGACGGTCACCTGCGTACTGAAAAAAATAAGAGGAAATGTATTTAGAGCGAGAAAGACATCCCATCTCTCCCGCTCATCTTTAACTATTTCGTCGCATCTTCAGAAGTTTTATTATACTGGGATGTACTAATTCCGAGAATCACTCCAAGGAATGTATCAACTGCTGTGATAGTTCCGACAACCTGCTCTCCACATGGAAAATTCCAAATACCAGCAAGCGCAAAGTATAAAGTTCCAAGAGCTGGAAGCAAATACATTGCGATCCATTTAAGAGTGTCATAAGTTTTGTTACTCATGTTCATTATTCTTTTCCTCCTTGCCTATGGCAAATTTGTGAATCGGGAGTTTATCCACTTCTTTCATAACTCTTTCGGCGGAACCATTTCCTCCCAATTTTTTATAAGGATCATAAAGATATGTTCGTAGGTTTTCATACTCGTCCTGTGTCACATAACCTCGATCTACGTACTGCATACCAAGATACATGATTCGATCATGAGCCAAACCAACTAGCATCTCTGTTTTTACATCTTTTCTTTCGCTTCTTTTTGTTAAATAGGCCCACAGCCCAGAAGAAGCTAAAACTGAGCTAATAATCGTAAGTACCATCTGAAACCATGGTTCCATCAAGCTACCTCCTGTGTTGATTCTTGTTGTGACCTATCTTTTATAATCATCTTCTTTTTCACGATGGTTATGGTCTTATTGAATAGGCCTTCGTATAATTCTAATAAATCTTTTCTCTGAGTTCTGGACATAAGCTTATAAAAGTCTCCCATCCAGCCCTTGAACATTCCTTCAACATTTTCATATGGTATTTCGCCATTTTCCACCTTAACGGCTAATTTCTTTAATTTTCTACGCATTGTATAAACCCGATCCGGATTAATTCGTTTCATAATTTTCCCAGATTCGGTTAGTGTGTATTTTATCTGAAGAAACTTATAAGTACCACTTATTTTGACGATTCGTGTTTTCTTCATATTAATATGAATTCCGTATTCATGAGCTATTCTCTCAATATTTTCAAGTAAATCCAACAATTCCTCTTTGGATGGACTCATGATATACCAATCGTCTGAGTATCTTCCATAAAATTTTATTCCTCTGACATACTTTACATAATTGTCAATCCGATGCGGATAATAAATACCAATCGCTTGCGATAACTGATCACCCATATTCACGGACTTCTCCATGAATTTTTCACCAGTCAATTTGTTCTTTGGAATCTTTCGGTACTCTAATTTGTTGAATACCTCATCCAAACATGACGCATATTCATCATCGCTCATATACGACACATCAACTTTAAACCCATCAAATATAACGTTGAGTAGCCAGTCTATAAATTCGTCATCCTCAAATAATTCAAGCAACTCTTTCTTTGCTATTTCATGGATAATATTATCGTAAAACTTTGAAAAATCGCCAAAGAGAATATAACCCTCGTTTCCGTACAGTTTGTAATATTTCCGTAAATGTACCTCGAAACGTTTTCTTTGCATAGATATGCCACGCCCTTTCAAGGACGCACAATTATCATATATGATTTTTCTTCTTATTTTGGGGATTAATAATTCGTCGCATAGAACATGCCTGACAATACGGTCTTTTACTGGAATACTTGTAATTGGTCTTATTTTGCCTCGTTCGCGCAGTTCAAATTCATCAACAGGACCGTTTGTAAGAGTCCTATTAATAAGATCATCTTGTAGTTCAAAAATATACCTCAAGAAATTAAGAATAAATCTTTGGACAGATTCTTTCCACTTACTGCCTTTTATAGAGGCTTTGTAACCCGCATAGAGATTGTTGGCGTCGCAGAGAATTTCCTCGTATGTCATAATTATTCACCGTGATAGCAATAGTTACCGTAGTAAATTGCGTCCGGCTTTATCATTTATCCCTTTGGTGGAACGGATAACATCTCCTTCCCTGATTGGTTAGATCAAAGAATCCGGACGAACCCCATTAGAGTTCGAAGCGTTGTTGTAATTCGCATTGCCGTTGTTGTTCACATTGGCAAAGTTAGCCGAAGACACGCATAAATACAGATGTTACCCTGGAAGATACGATTTCATTTTATTGTCTCTTTGACGCCATCTCTTTATCAACTCGATTTCTCGGTCAATAGCTTTACTATATCTGCCATAGGCATTCAAATCAACATTGAATCTGCCTACAACACGCTGTAATGAATTGATTATCTGATTGCAATTCACAATACCGGCATTTAAATAATCACGCCTAATTTCATATTCATGCATAGAAGTCGGAAATAAAGATCTCGCAGCTCGTAAGTTAGCAGTCAATAAAGAGGCAGATTTTTCAATCTGTTCTTTTGTACTAAGCATAATATAAGCATAAGCTTGATAATCAACTTCCAATCCTTTTCCAGTTGCATATTGTTCCCGAACAAACTGTTCCTGACTTTTTATTGCAAAGCTCCTCTGCATGAATTCAATCAGCATGTCGTATAACTCCAGCGAATAAGCAATCGCTTCTTCTCTCGACTCTTTCCGCTTAGATGCTAATACGCTCATTAATAATCATTTCCGGTAATTTCAGTGAATTCTTCCTCTGTAATCCAGCCCATTTTTACGGCGTTGCGGACACGTGTTTCATTCCATACTTTCAGAGTATAAAAACGTTTTACTTTCTCGAAATTATCACTATGCATCACGATGTTCCTCCTTTTCTTTAAAGTTCAACGCCAGCCATCATTGCAATATACTCAATGTCCGACTGCATCTTGATTTTTTCCATTTCAGCTTTTGAAATGTCTCGAAGAACAAACCAATACTCTTCTCCCATCGGAGTGATCTGAACAAGCTCCATATTATTGTGAGTTTCTTCTACTTCGCCATCGCTGATGACAACAGGGCTGCAACAATCTTCAAACATCTCTTTTGCAA